AGAGAGCCATCCATCCAAGAGCTTTCTGATAGAACTGGACTTAGTGTAGAAGAAATAAAAAATGCAACAACCGCTCCAAAAGTTTTATCCAGCCTTGACAAGCAAGCGAACGACAATGAATCAAGCTCCCCATTAGTGGAAATAATATCTGATAGCCGCCACTCGAATACGCTAGAAAACCTTGAACAGAAATTGCAAATTGAGCAGGTCTATGCGGCAATTGATATGTATTTAGACGGCACCAGTAGAATTGTTGTTCTTGAGCGCATGAAAGATCCTCCGACGCCATGGAAGGAAATTTGCGATGCAACAAATCTTTCTAGGGGGAGACTGCAAAAAATCGAACAAAATGCGATTAGAAGGTGCGCCCTTCTGCTTAATCTGCAAAAAAATCTTGAGCTAAAGCAGTCAATAGATCCATCGGACTGCCATCAGTAATCCCACCTGACCCTAGGACGCCCATTCCTCATCCCCAAATGCACGAATCCCTTCGGCGCCCCATAGCCAAGGCTGTAGGGCCAGTTCTTATCGCACCATTCCTGCACTTTATAAATATCAGCGCCGTCTACGTAAAAATCAACAGCTCCCACACTGGGAGCGCCATATAAATGTTCGCTGTTTGACGCCCCGCCAACTGCCTTGTTAACGCTGGAAGTTCTTCTATGACGACTTTACTTGGATCCTCTCCTGCAAGGATTCTTTTACGTAAGGTGGATTCCTCTAATGCGCCAAGCCCAACATTGTAGGCAAAGCTAACGATTGCAGCAATTTGCTCTGCGCGCCATTTCTTTACTACTGGCAGCAATTCAAAAACACCGGGCGCAAAAAGATTTTCAACTTCATTTTGAAGTATCTCATCCGCCATCTCTTGAGTGATTTTGTCACCCATTCGCACGGCGCGATCAATCATTCTTGTCGCCCCATACCCAATTGTGGGTACACCAGCGGGGCAGAGATACGCCTCAAGCCTGCACCCCTCCCACTTTCTGATGATTTTCAGCGCTGGCGCCAACCATGCCGGTGGCAGGGGTTGCTTCTGTACTGGATCTGCCCGATACATCTCCGCGAACTGATCAAGCAGCTCAGTGGACAGGTGCTCTTGCAGCCAGTCCCATGCTGCTAATTGATGCGGCAACTGCTTGAAGTGCTTGGCAGCATCGCGGAGTTGAATTGGCATTTGATGCTCAGCGCTGCTTTGGCTTAATTGCACGAAGAGTGCGAAAAAGCAATTGAATAATGCTGTTGTCCTTCAAGGGTGACAAAGCAATCAGCTCGGAAGCCGCTGCTAAAGCGATCCACGTTGCTGGATGGTTCAAAAAGTCCATGACTTGTTAAGATTGTTGAAAGGCAGGCGTGCGCTAACACCCTGCCATGGAAAACCTGTACTGAGGTCTTCATGCCCACTGTAGTGTGCCAGCAATGCGCTACCAGCTTTGAGACGCCCGAATGGCGACTAAGGCAGGGCAAAGGCAAATACTGCTCTAGAGACTGCGCAAATGAAGCAATGCGCGGTTTTCATGCGATATACCCAGTGGAATACATGGCCTACCATGACGCAAAAAGACGCTGCGTCAACCCTTATCATCCAACCAATAAAATAAATTACAAAGAAAGGGGTATAAAATTTTTATTTTCTTCTTTTGAGCAATTTTTCAATTCCCTTGGTCCACGCCCCGACGGGACAAGTCTTGACCGTATTGACAATGATGGTCACTATGAGCCAGGAAACGTAAGGTGGGCTACGCCAAGGCAGCAAGCTCAAAACAAGCAAAATAACAGGTGCTACACCTTAAATGGTCTAACTTTATGCGCAGCTGAATGGGATAGGCGGCTTGGCCTTCATAAAGGCACTGTGACCAGAAGAATAGAAAAATATAATTGGCCAATCGAAAAGGCTTTAACGCAAAAAGCAGTTTCGCGGAACTAGCAAGAGGGTGGACGCACTTCCAGTTTAGAGACCCTTTGCTCAACTGTATTCAAACGCGAAAAGAATTCCTTTCGATCCTCCTTGATATCCGAATGCAAGACTTCCAACTGTGTTGCAATGTGTTCTACCGCACTAGTCAATCTGATCACGGCGTCTCGCGCCTCGTCTGACTTGCGGCTAAATCCCATTGCACCCATGGCAGCAACAGAAATAGATGCGCCGGCCACTGCGGCTATGACTTCGATCATGGCAGCAATGGCTACCTCAATAGGCTAGCGACCCTGACCTCGCATTTTCTTCTTGCCACGACGACGCGGGCGAGAATTTTGGCCGTAACCAATACTTGTTGTTTTGGGTCGTCCAGCTTGATGCTCAATTCGAGCAGTGCCGACCTTACTCTTGACTGCCATCTGCCTCCTTGGGGCTGGCCTCGGGCTCAAACTTGATGATCTCGACGCCTTCTAGGAACTGAATTAGACCACCAGCCGCGCTCTGGGTGAGAAGTTGATTGCCGGTGGCCCTAGCCACGGCGAAGGCTTCGATCAGCTCGGTCAGTTTCTGCTTGAGTTCAGACATCGGTGTCCTCGTTGGCGGTTGAAGTATAGGTCCAGCCGATAGCCGTGGCATCATCCGGGCG